CTAAAGCTTCTGAAAGAACAAAATCAATATAATCTTCTTCCATTTCATCATCAGGAAGTTGTGTTTCTTCTGCATTTGCCTGATCTTCAGGCGTGTAAGTATCTATCGGGACTTCTTCCATTTCAGGAGGAACCATCAAAGAGCCTTCTGCTTTTTTATTTCTTTCTTTCATTTTAGCTTCCATAAAGTCTCGATACATTTTTAAAGTTTCTTTTTCATCTTTGTCTAAAGAACTTTCTTTTTTATCACCAAAGGTAACTTGATCGTGCAATCTAGCACCTTCGGCCATCATGCTAGAATCTTCTGGAGCAAAACCTTTTGCGCCCTCTATAACTAAAATACTTTTTCTACCCATCTCTAGACTCCATCATTTGTTCAACATTAACCTTCAACTGCTCTAGGCGTTCCAGCGAACTCACCCTCCCCTGGCTGCGGTACACCTCCAGTTCCGATGTTGCCCCCACCAGTACCTGTAGCTCCAAGGTCTTGAGCGCCTGCAGGTACTCCTTCAGCGGCTCCCATGCCTCCGGGTTCTTGACCACCGGGGCCAGCTTCCGCGCCAGCGTTTTGTCCAGCATTCTGCATTCCTATAATTTGTGCCATCATAGCCGCTTCTTCAGGATCGTTCAGAAGTTCATCTGGGTCCAGATCCAAACTGTAAGCAAGCTCGCTAATAAGCTTATTAATTTTAACAAAAGGAGCTACTGCTGGATTCTGTACGGTCTGTAAGAATGTAGTCAGTCGTTGACTCCTCACCTCTTTCTGCATCAGGCTGTTAGTACCTGTGGCTCTTACTTCTAAGTCTCCTTGTACATCTAATTTACCTTCTAAGAATTGCATGTTCCACTGGAAGTAAGCTTCTCCTAAAGGTTTCAAAAGAAAGTCGTCAAGGTTCTTAATAACGGTTTTAATGTTTAATGAAGCTGCTCCTAACAACATAGACATGCCAGAAGCAGTTCTGGTCATACTTTGTACACCCGTCTGACCATGACTATAACTAGGAATACCTGTTTGTTCATCAGCAAGCTGACGGAACTTATCAAACATCATCATGTTTTCTTGAGATGTATTAGGGAACTTCAAGCCGTTGATAGCAGTTCCCGGTACACCTGCCTGCCTTCTAAAAACTTTACCGGGATAGATTTCCATAGACTGACCACCTACTAAAGCAGTCTCGTCTACGTCAAATACAAGAGAACCAGAGAGAGCTAAATTATCAATAGCCATTCTTGCATGACCATTCATAATCTTCTGAGAGTCGTCCATGTTCTCTGCTACACCGATACCAAAGAAACTGTAAGGATTCTTCTCATAGCTGAAAGCTTGGTAAGGGATTCTGAAAGGTGTAAAAGGATTTACTACTGCTCTTAAAAGTTCTCCGTTACAGATCCAAGCATTAATTTGTACTTCATCTAAGTCATCAATATCTTCTGCAAGTTCCATACCTACCTGACGACAGTACTCAGCATCCATAACACCCCAATACTCTATCACTTCAAACTGACCAGACTCCTCAGAAGTAGGGTTATCTCTTAACTCATTCTCATAACCTTTCTCTATATAGTTTGGTCCCAATTGAAGACAATTTCTAATAGCTTCCTTATCAAAGTAAGGCATCTTTCCTAAAGCTCGTAGCTGTGTCCTATTAAGTCTGTGCCTATGTAAAACATATTCACATTCGGATAAGCTGGTAGCATTTGGGTCTGGGAAAAAATCCCAAAGACTGACAAACTCAATACGAGGAACACGAACATCAACAGGAGAATACTGTCTTTCTCCTTCGACATCTTCCCAACGATGTAACGTCTTGTTAAAGTTAAATGGGCCTTTAATAATACCAGTCCCAAAAAGTGCGGCCTCAAAAAGCGCATTACGTATTTCACTGGCTCCGTTAGACTCCTCTATCTGATCATGTATAAGTTTTTCCATCCTTCTTGCAGCTTTCTGGGCCGGATTCAGTTCCAGAGCTTCTGCAATAGGAGTAAGGTTTTCTTTTAAAACTCCTGCCTCTTGTGCCTGTATATCTACAGGAGGAACAACTTCAAATTTACCAGAGCCATAAGTAGCTCCGGATTTTCTGTTTCAGTTTCTCCAGCAGTCGTTTCAAGGCCCGGCGCAGGGTTGTTAATATCCAAGTGAGCATGTTCTGCTACTCCTTCAGGAACTTTAGTTTCAGTAATACCAATAGGAAATTTACCGGAGCCAAAAATAACTTCTATAAGTTGTCCAAAGGCTGCGAGTACTTTAGTCTTAGTTACTTTAACAAATACTCTTGACTTTTCAGATTCTCTGAACTTTACATTTTTAGAATACATACCTCGGTAATTATGGTATGCATTGAGCCATCTACTTTCATCTAAATCTCTGGCAGACTCAGAAGAAACAAATCTATCGTTTATAAGACCAATAAGGTTTTTACGAAGATTTTCTTCAAGAGTAAGCTGAAGACCTTGTTCATCTTCAACTTTCTCAAAGTAAAGCTCATTAGCTGTTAATGTATTTTCTTCTGCCATATATTAATATCCAAATTCAGCATCTGCTGGTGTATAGGCTTGTTCCATTCTTAAATTTCTAAACTTACTAAAAATATCATTTACTTTAGGACGAGACATAATTAAATATCTTAAAGCATCATAAGCATGATCAGGGGCGTGTGTATCTACGTCCTCTGGATTACTTTTATCTAATGGAAGACCTTGTAACTCTTTTATAAGATTAGGACAACTGCTAAAAATCTGCAGCTTCGGTCTTCCGTTAGGCTGTACTCTTAAATATTCGTGGATCTGTATCTTACCCTGTATTCTATTTTTATCTGATCTACGTAACTTATGACCAGCTTTCTGTAAAGTTTCTCCTACGGTTGGACCTGTAGTACCTGTCCTATTCCATGCTGCAGTATCTAAAACTCCTTGGACACTATATGGATCTTCTAATTCCATGTTAGTGAGCATAACAGCTAAATCTTCTCCTGTAAGACCTTTCTTGTATAATTCTCTATAAATAATTAACGTGTTGTCATCAGGATCAATTGTAGCCCAAACACATGCACTTTCTGAAGCATAACCGTAGTCAATACCTTTAACTCTTTCCCAGCTAATAGGAATTTCAAAAGGTGGTATTACATGTACATCTAAATCAAACTCTGTAAATGCAGCACCTTCTGTAACATCCCAGTTACCTTCCAGAAGCTGTCTACGCTGAACTTCTGGAAGTGCCTTGAGCATTTGCTCATAGCGTCCATCTTTTGCCAGATAAGGATTATCTTCCAGTCTGGCAGTAATGAAACGTCGTGTAAGTCCATCATCTCCTGTAAAACTTGTGTTAGGTTCTGATGGACTTACATAACGCTTCTTTACCCAATGTGCCCCTACACCACCGGGGTTAGCGGTACAACGCATGTAGGGCGTTATTTCAGAATCTGTAGTCCTTAAACGTGATGCCAGATAGTTCCAAGAAAACTCTGTGTTTAGATGAGTGATCTCGTCAAAACCTATCCAAGAGTAGGCTTGGCCCTGATACCTATAAACATCTGCATCTCTTTCAAGGAAACCAAACTCCAGCTTTGCTCCGCTGGGAAAGTTCCAGATCTTTTCTACTTCTCTGAACTTACACCCCGGAAAAGCTCTAGGGTAAAGCTCACGGGACTTATCAATAAGTTCCCGAAGTTCTGGCATAGACCTCCTCAGGATTAAAGCCCTGTGGGCTGGCCTATGGCAATATCTCAAAGGATCAACAAGCATGGCATAAGACTTACCACCACCTGCTGCACCTCCGTAAAGAACATCAGTTTCTGAAGCTGCTAAGAAGTCTGTCTGTGGACCATCATTAGGCTGGAATATAACTTCTTTCTTCGCAGCCTCCTGAACAGTCGGTGAAAGTTCTTCAATGTCAGCATCTGTTACAATTTTACCAGCCTTTGTCTCAGTTTCAGGATCTTCGTCAAGCTTTGTTAAAGTCTTGGTTTTAGAATCTAAAGAGTTTTTAGCGTTGGTTAATTGTTTTTGAAGCTTTTTAACTTGTTCTTTTTTATCTCTTACTTCCTGCCTAGCAGCTATCTTAGCCTGATTAGCTCTTGTATAATGATACTTACCTTTGTTACCGACAGCTTTTCTTTCTTCTTTTACGTAGTTTGAAAGAGATTGTATAGATATACTATAACCTTCATGTTCTACAAATAATCTACCTTCCCGGATAGATTTGATAGACCCAGCAACAATGCCTTCTACAACCTTTTTTAATATTTTATATTTAGTTTCGTTGCGGACAAATTGTTTATTAGGTTTATCATCATCATACGCAAAAGGTGCTGTACCCTGTGTTCTTGGTTTAGTTTTCGGTAACTTCAATATCTATAACCTTTTTCGCAGGAAGAATAAATAAAGATCCACCACTATCATCTACACTAATGTCTAACTTATCTGTTTTACTAACTCCAATACGATCCAGAATAGTTTGGGCTGCTTGTAACTTTACATTGGCTTGAGGAATAGGTTCATCTGATTCCATCACATGTACAAGTTTTAAAGCGGCTCTAGGTGCAGATTGAGCAAGGATCTGAGTGGCTAACTCTATTATTTCATGTTTTAGTGATTTTATAACTTGAAGGTAGCTTCCTTCAGCATAGCCTGCTAAATTTGCTGCTAGTTTTGGATCACCTCCCGTTTGGATTAAACAGTCCAAGAACTTTTGTTGCTTTTCTGTTAAAACACGTTCTGATGATTTCTGTGGTAGATATTTATTCATAACTGCCCATTATATAGCTGAATTTAAGATTTGTCAAGTTTTTATTGACAAAACAAGAAAACAACCCTATAATAGGGAAACACGCCCCACCAAGAGTGTTTTTAAAAGCTTTTAGAAGTTTTTGAAAGCTTCTAAATAAAAAATAAATATTTATTTAGAAGTATATTTGAAGTTTTTAAAAGCTTTTAGAAAGGTGATCCGGCTAAAAGTTCCCCGAAGGTTGGACAATTTTAAAAGTTGTTGAAATGTTTTTGAATGTATTTATATAGGGGGTAGGGGTGGTGGCCTCCTGCCTACCCCAGCTTACCTTCTTTTAAAAACTTTGTCAAGACTCCTCACCGAAAAAAAACTGGCCCAACTTTTGCAAGACTTTTGAAAAAGAGACAAGCAACATTTAGACCAGTTCCGCAATTTTTAATACTTTCCAAAATGGAATCAATCTTCTGGAACCTTTCCAAAAGGTTGGACGACCTCCCGACCCTTTTTAAAGGTTGCAAAAGATAATCATTCTCACTTGCATTTTCAATACTTTCAAAAACTTGGCACACTTTTTGCGACCCTTACTTGGCACAGCATTTGCACACTGCACAAACCATGCCAATCCTGGAATCATCATTCTGAGTGATGTGTTACCCTTAGTGTTACCATTCTACCCACACTGCTACCATTCGTAACACTTTCCAGAACTGCCAAAGTATCATATTTTTACTAAGTCATTGTTTTGTATAAAGTTTTAAAACTTGGCACGGAAAATGGTTATATGTTTGGCGCAACACCACACATAACAGGAACCACTACATATGATGACCATCTCTGATAAACGCCGTCATGAGCAGATGGCGACAATCAAACGGCGCATATTCGCGCAAGATCGCCGGATCGCCGAACTGGAGACCCAGCGTTCGCGGCATGAGACCCTAATCGCGACACTCAGGATCGGCGGTGCCCGACTCGCTGAACTGGAGCAA